AATATTCATGTTCTTTACAAAAAACAATTATTAATGATAGAGTAATGTGTAATAATACTTATAATTTCACTACAGAATATAATTTACCTAATATTGGACTAAATTCAATGGTTAATATTTATAATAAACTTTTAAGAAATGATACTGATATAGTTTATAAATATATTAAACATTATTGGCCTGGTGTAAATCAATCATGGTGCGATAAAAATTGTCTATATAGTTATACTAGGGAAATGGTAGTAACTGTATAGACATATATGGGCCAACGGTTGTTTTAATAATAATTAAAACGTAGGTTAATACATATATGGAGCACTTTAATAAATATTTAAAATATAAAAATAAATATTTAGCTTTAAAAAATCAATTAGGGGGTAATCAAAAAGGAGCATTAGTATTTACGTTTAAAGTTGTTGAAGATTTTTATCATATTACTATATGCTATCTAATAAAGGATCTTAATGTTATTTATAAAGCTGTTCTTGATGAACCAAGTTTAAAAATTAGAAAATATTTTGGTAAAAACACCACATGGACTTTAGGAATTGGTGACAAGTGGGGCCTAAATTCAAGATATGTAAATGCACGCTTTGAGCAAGAAAATATAGATATAGATACTGTTAGACGTAATATTGTAGACTATATAGAACACAAGGCTCCTAATACTATTGATACAAGTAGATATCCAGAAACAGGTGGTATGCCACCTGCTCATATTGCATCACATAAATTACAATCAGATAGTAAATATTATGTAACCTTTTCATTAGCTACTATACCACCACAATTAAGACAATAATAAAACAATAACTGTAACATTTTTATTTAAACAAAACATTATATTATTAAATAAAAATGTTAAAATCAAGTATTCTTATATTATTGATGTCTAGTTTACTTTTAACGTCCGGGTTAAATGTTACCATCGATAATACTTCACCAATATGTGGAAAACCAGATGAAACTCTATTTATTAACTATAATAATGATTTAGAGCTTTTGAGCCATTGTCATACTATTAATAGTAGTATATTTATAACAGGTGGGTATCATATAAATACCTTACAACCTTTGTCGAATTTAAAATATATTGAGGGATATTTAGTTCTTATTGATAGTCATGAACTAGGTAATTTATATGGTTTACATAATTTAGTTGAAATTAAAGGGAAAGAATTATATTCAGATAATAATTCAGTTGTTATTAGGCATAATCTAGATCATAATAATTCACCATGGGGGCTATGTTATGTTAATACTATTAACTGGAATTTGATTACTGCACATGAACAATGGATTAATGATAATGGACCCTTATGTTCTGATTGTTATGGTGAATGTAATGGTTGTTGGGGACCAGGTCCACAACTATGTCAACTGTGTGATAATTATTTATCTGGATTTACATGTGTTCAAGAATGTCCAAATGGAACAACAATGAATGGTTCTATTTGTATTGAACAGCTTCCTGAACCACCAATTTTAACAAGTAATCAAGATACTTTTTTTACCGTATTACATTTTATCCATTATATAAGAACAAATGGTGTTATGTTAGGATATGAATTATTAAAAGATAATTCGGTATATATAAATTATCAAACTGATAGAGATACGTTTAATTTTATAAATACAGAATATATTAATGTTAGTAACTTGACACCTTATACACTATATAATTTTTCAATGCGAGTATATAATAGTATCGGATACAGTAATTATTCTGAGCCATTAATTATTAGAACAAATTCTTGGTATCCACCAAAACCTGATACACCAGTTTCCAAAGTAATTTATTGTGATAATAATTTAGCTTGTTTTTATAATTATGATTATATAGAGGTTAAAATTAATACTACTGCTAATACAAGTGGACCAATTATTAAACATGAATTATATAATGATAAGAATGAATTAGTCTATACAGGTAATTATCAAGAAACTATAAATCTAAATAATATTATTTCAAATGTAAATTATTCATTTATGTTAAAAGTATATACTAATACCAATATCTTTACTGAAAGCGATTGGAGTAATATCGTTAAAATAGAAAATAGTGTTAGTTCTATTAATACGGATGATAATACTAATTATTGGTTTACTGTCATTATTCCAACAGTAGCCGGTGTATGTTTTATTATCGTGATTGTGAGTGTGATTATTAATAGAAGAAGAAATAAGAATAGATTAAATGAAATGGTTAATAAGGATTGTAATAATGTAAGAAATGTTGAATCTGAAGAGGTATTTTATAATCATTACGAGGAAAGCATCCAATCATATATTAATCCAACATTTTCTCAAGTAGTAGAACCACATTATGCCAAAGTAAATCCAGATAAGGTACAACAGAATGATACAACATATGCTTCAGTAGATGATAACTATATCAGTGTTATGAAATCATAACTTTCTAAATCGATAAAATGTGACAACTGCTACAGAACCAGAATTCTATAAACTTATTTTTTATAACTACTTTTTGTTATTATTTTATGACAACTTATACATAACGTTCGGTAATTATCCAATCCACATTCCCCACCACCATCCTTAACTGGATTAATATGATCAGCATCCCACAAACCACCACCATGTTTACGAAGCCATATTTTACGTTTCAGTGAGATATTATTTTGTAATAAAAAATCTTCTCTTCCTTTGTCTTCTAGCAGTAATGCCTGTTTAGCTAATTTTTTAGTATCAATATTACAAATAGCACATATACCTTTGTCGCGTTTATATACACAATCTCTAATATATCGACCCGATGTTCTAATCTTAATTTCATGAACACATTCAGGTGAACATATTGTTCTTTTAGGTGGTTTTACACCTTTCCCACACCATCGACAACATGTAGCGCCATTCTCATCTTTTGGTAATAATTTAGCATCTATTAATTTCCCAGTAAATCGTTTATTTGACATTATTATATATATATGTGTTAACCTACGTTTTAATTTGCATTGTTAACAGCCGTTGTCACATATAATTATTATATTATTTGTGTTAATCTGCGTACAATGCAAGTCTTGCATTGCATTTACATTAAAACTCCTATTAAAACAAAGGAGCATCAGCGATGCAAGTCTAGTATCGCATTTACTTAACAGTAAATTAAAACAGCAATTATCACATTTTAATAAAAATTGAAAAATATATTTATATAAAACAATATAATAATCATATTTAATGGCAGGTCAATCAGCTTTGAATATATGTCACGTGAACCAATGTCGGTTCAAAAGAACGCATGTTACGTCAGGTCATTGTTGTGGAATATGTGGTGAATATGGACATGGACAACTCGAATGTCATGACGAATATATTCAGAAAAATTTACGTGCTATGCATGGAGGAGATATATTGTCACAAGACAAACAGTGTACGGTACCAGAATGTAAATACACATGGTCACATATTACCGCCGCGCATCATTGTAATCTTTGTAAAAAAAGAGGGCATGGTAGTGTACAATGTCCAACAAATACTATCAAATTAACGTGTCCAGTATGTAGAGCAGAAAATATAATAAAAGAAGAACATATAGGAGTAACAGGAAATTCAGATAATTGTGTTGTATGTTTAACAAATACAGCAAATGTTTTCTTTCCTTCTTGCAAGCATATAAATACATGTTATGATTGTGTAAAGCAATTAAATATTAATGAATCTGTCTCATCTAGACATGTTATTTCATTACAAGACCGTATCATTCAACAGTCTGATATTAATGATATGGATTTTCCAATGTTGTCAAATGAATTACAAAACGAGAATGGAAAAATACACATATCAATGTATGCCGGACTGGGCTGTACTTGGTACTTGCGAAGAGAGAATGTCGACAAAGAATTCGAAGGATTCTTTCTACATTCTGATAATCAAGGACAATATGGTAGTGATGATAGACCATTTGTAAATATATTTACTAGAGGTTATCGACAAATGACTATTAGCCAATAGTAAAAATTGAAAAATATATTACATATCTTATTGTAATAAGATATATAATGTTAGTAAAAAACCATAAAGAACATACATATTTAGTTGGATTTATTTACCAAGATAATCCCGCTTTAATTACCAAAAATGGTATAACGAAACCTAGAATCCACCTCGCATATAAAATGCCAGATGAATTATTACGAGTTGGGTACAAGGTTATGCCATTTAACAAAACCCTTCGCATAGAACCCGTATTAACGTTAATAGATTCTCCTATAGAGATGTGTGAAATAGATTTTGATTTTATGGAGCCACATGATATAAAATATTATAAAATAATAGGTAGTATTATTTAAATAATTTTTCAAGTTCTATATCGCCATAAACTTCATTTATTCTATTGTTTGCCGGCCAGTATTTTTTTTCTAGTTGATACTTTGTTGGAAAACAACCTATTTCAATAGAATAAGGATATTGCCAATCTAATAAATCATATTGTGTATGTGGTGAATTTTTTAATGGATTATTCTCTTGAGAATATTTTCCTTCTCTTATTTCATTTATTTCGCTTTTTATTTTTATCATAGCATCAATAAATCGTTCTATTTCTTCATCAGATTCGGTTTCTGATATTTCGATCATTAAACTATTATTTATAGGCCATGACATTGTAGGAGCATGAAAATGATAATCCATTAATCGTTTAGCAATATCAACACATGATATATCTATATCCCCAAAACAATTTGTATCTATAATAAATTCATGAGCTCGATATTGGGTATCAACATGAAGTATATTATAATAATGTCGTAATGATGAAATAACATTATCTGTATTATTTCTAACTCTATTATGATGTTCTTTTAAATTTGATTCATCTTTGTGTCGCATATAGTATTCCGAAATATTTAATATTAATCCAGAACCATATTCAGAAGTTGATATACTTGAACATTCTTTAACACTACTAAATTGTGGTAAATAAGGTTTAAGAAATTCTTTCATTGCTATTGGTCCCATACCAGGACCACCACCTCCATGAGGAATACTAAAAGTTTTATGTAAATTAAAATGACATATATCAAATCCTAAATCTGTTGGTTTTTGAAATCCCATTAATGCATTCATATTAGCACCGTCTAAATAAATTAAGCTACCATTTTCATGTAATACATTGTTAATATCTTTTATATTTTTTTCATATAATCCATAAGTAGATGGATAAGTTATCATTAAAGCTGCAATTTGGGAATTATATTTATTGATAATCTTATAAAGATCATCCATATCAATCATTCCTTCACTTTCTTTAATATATACGATTTTATAGCCTGCTAATTTAGCAGATATTGGATTAGTTCCGTGAGAGCTACGCGGTAATATAACAATATTTCTCTCTCCTTCATTAATATAATTATGATAATTTTTAATAGTTGTTAATCCAGAATATTCTCCCATAGCACCGCTTTGAGATTGATAAAATACATGATCAAAACCTGTTATTTCTTTTAATTTATCTGTTAATGATTTAATTACGTTTGTATAAACACAATCCCGATTGTAGTTATCTTTATCAACCCAAGGATGAATATTATATTTAGGATCTAAGATTATATTCATTGCTTCAGCAGGTGTATGTTTCATAGTACAACTACCTAATGGAATCATACCATCTTGTAAGCTATAATCTTTTTTCCCTAAATCATATAGGTATCTAGATAAGTTTTGTTCGTCAGTCATAGTATGGAATACCTTATTGGTGAATATTTTTTCGTGGTTTCTTTTAGGTAGTACATTAATATAATAATGTCTTTTATTACAATTTTCATTGTATATATTTAATAATTCTAATACATAATTTAGATCATTAATACTATGTGTTTCGTCTATTGTAAATGAAATATTATCATCATACACATATGGGTATATATTATTCCTATATAGTATCGATGAAACATCATATCCACCTTTTTGTTTAAGTGTAATCGTATCATAAAAATTATTATTTAATACATCTAATTTATTATGATTTTGTATTCCATCGTAAAAGTAAGTTGTTTTATGATGAATATTAGCAGCTATTTTTTTTAAATTATTTTCCCCAGTATACATTGCATAACATACACTCATACACGCTAATAAACTTTGACTTGTACAAACATTACTAGTAGCTGCTTCTCGTCTAATATGTTGTTCTCTAGTTTGCCAAGTTAATCTAAATGCTTCTTTATCGTATTTATCTATTGTTTTACCTATTATTCTACCCGGTAATTTGCGTCGTATATGTCTTTTAGTTGCCATAAAAGCAGGTTGTGGACCACCATAATTCATTCCAATACCCATATTACATCCATTACCGAATGCTATATCAAAATTGTAATCACCTGGTGGTTTTAAATATATTGAACTTATTAAATCTGTATGACATGCTGTTAATATATTTTTATCTTTTGCCATAGTAACAATATCGGTAAAATCATTAACATTACCAATTTTAGATGGGTTTTGACAAATAATTCCTTTAATATGATTGGAATTATTATCAATATATTCTACCATATTATTTGTATCAATTAATTCTAAATTAATATTTTGATGATTAGCACGTGTATTTAAACAATTTAATAAAGCACGATTAATATCTTTCTGAATTAAAACAGTTGAATTATTATTAGAATTATTATTATTATTTTTCATTAAAAATAATATATCCATTCCGACTTGTCCATTATCTATTAAACTAGCTATAGCTATATCCATCTTTGTAATATCTTTTACCATTTCTTGATAATTATACTGTAATTCCAATCTACCTTGACTTATTTCCGCTTGGTAAGGTGTATAGGGACTATAAATATGTGGGTTAGTTAAGAAATGATGTTTAATCAAAGATGACGAGTTGCTGTTTTGGTATCCTTGTCCTATAAAATATAGGTCTCTTCGGTTTGTATTATATGTTGTAAATAATCTAGCGAAATGTCTTGATAACCTCATAGAATATTTATAAAATTGAAATACCATATTATATATAATTATATTATTAGTTTAAATAGAATCAAAATTTTACTTGTAAATAATTTTATTATACTATTTTTACTAGTAAATAACCGATCTACCTTTATTTTCGTTCCAATCTTTTTGGGGTCTATCTATAGTTTCATTTCTTTCAATAACTGCATTTAATATATAAGGTTTTACTCCTACTTTTTCCATCTCATATTTAAAACTATTTGTATCTTTTGGAAAACACGTGCCACCATATCCTTTTTTACCATCGGGTCCGGGAACACGTGTATGACTAGGAAGAATTCTATCATCATTAGTTGCTATTTTTCTAACATTTTCATAACATATATCTTTATTCTGACAGAATTCGTATATTTCATTACAAAATGATACTTTGGTTGCTAAAAAACAATTTCTGAACATTTTTACTAATTCGGCTTCTTTATTAAACATAAATGTTAATTTATTACTTTTTATCATATTATTCTTATATGCAAGATTAAATAGTTCTAATATACAATCTTTAAATTGTATATCTGTTTTGTTTTTTAATATACCGAAAATCCATTCTTTATTATTGATAAAGTCATTAATATAATTTTTTTCTGTTAAAAATTCTGGCATAAAATAACAATTTAATTTATCACATGTACCAACTGGAACAGTTGAACGTAAAACTATAAAGTTAGAAAATTTTAAACTTTTTAAATTATTAATTACATCTTCAACAATAGTTAAATAACATGAACCATCTTTATTCATGGGTGTTGGAACACTTATAAAAATAATTTTACATTTCATTAAATCACTAAATTTAGTATTAGCGGGAATACATAAATCAGGGTTTATATCATATACGAGTATATCAATATCTTTACAACTGAGTTCCAAAGTAGCTTTACCTACAAATCCATTACCAATTATACCTATTTTCATTTAATTAATATATAAATTAAATATACTATTTAATCGAAAAATTAATATATAATTTTTTTATATTTACTAAAATCAAATTTAGTAACATCAAATGTATCAAAAGTTCCTACTATTGGATTATATAAACTAATATTTTTTACACTATGATTAATACTTTGTTCTTTTTTCTTTAGCAAGTATCCATACATTAAAGCCTGGCATGTATTTGGAAAAGTACATATATCATCTTGAGAACATTTAATTTCTATTAAATGTGTATTATCCAAAAGTAATTTTGCTTGACCTTTAAGTTTACCTTGACTTATATTATAATTACATTTAATAACACTGCATTCAGGATTACTTTTCTTTTTAATAAATGCAATGATAGATTTTTCCAATTGAATATAATATTCATATGCTTTTGTAGATAATAACATATCTTTATATTTTGGTAATAATGAACTATTTATATTAAAAGCACTAATATAGTATATATCTTCCAACATATTTCTCCAATCTTCTAAACTATCTTTATATTTATAGTAAATTTTATCTGGAATAGATTGATGGTTTATATCCATATTTTTAACTTTATTTGGGAAATGAATTAATAACATTTTACCAATCAAGTAAGAAAAGAATTTATTTATAATAAAATGATCTCGCAAGTTATTAAAGTCGTAATCTAATTTACAAAAAGTATTAATATTAGTTCGAGTATGTGGTAGTTTATTAATAAGTGGAGTTAATTTATTATAGCCATAATATGATAAATAATTATTAATATGTTCTTTTATATAACCAGAATATTCATAATTTATTGGATTTGTATTAACACCAGTATAGTTTACTTGATTTAATTCATTAATAAAAGGAGACATTCTATAATCGCCGTTTTGATGATAACTAATATTTAAAAACTTTTTAGCCCTTGATGATGCTACATAGAATAATCGCCTTTCTTCTTCAAAGTTATCTATTTCATCTTTATAAAAACTGTGTCTTTTAGATGGAAAATCTTTACTATTCATATCAATTAAATAAACATATGTCCATTCTAAACCTTTAGCGCTATGAGCTGTAGTTAAAAATAAAGTATCTTCAACATCACATTCAACTTCATAGTTTAAATGAATATTACTAATAAACTCTGAAATTGTTGCATCTCCAAAATAAGCTAATAATTTTTTAATATCATCGGAACGGTTTTCTAAATCTCTAACTTTTTTTAATTTCCATAAATTGGTTAAATAATTTACTAGTAAAAATAATTTTTGATGTAAAGAATTTTGAAGTCCTATGTCTTTAAGCAGAACAACTAAATCACTTAAATTATTTTTATAAAAGTCATCTGTTTCTATTAAATTATTAATTGAATTTAAAATATTATTAGATTGTTCAACGACATGATTTACATGTTCCATAGTTATATTTTTATGTAATACTAATACTCTTTTCCAATGAACAGTAGATTTAGTATTTATTAAAATTGTTAAAAAAGCAATAAAATCCTTAATATATACTTTATTTAATAAAGCTAACCCAAGTGTTTTTGTTACTGGGATTTTTTTACCAAGTAATTCACATTCTATCTGTGTTAATGATTTATTTTTACGTGCAATTACAGCCATTTCATTTAAGGGAACACCATCATTATTATTTTTAATTATATCATTTACAACCCATTCATATTGCTGTTTCATTGTATCAAAACAAATAATAGAAGGGTTTACTCCTAATTTATCTATACAAGAAACCACATTTTTTTTATATTGATTTGTATTATTACTAATAATATCTTGACAAAATGTAACTATGTTTGGTGTTGACCGATAATTTGTTTCTAAATAATAAGTAATCATTCCTGATTCAATCATATTATCTGGTAAAGAAAAGTTTTTTTCAAAATCCCATATATATTTTATACTACTTCCACGAAAAGCATAAATAGCTTGTGCATCATCACCCACAGCCATAATATTAGTATTATGATTAAATTTCGATAAAATATAATTTTGAATTGGATTAATATCTTGATATTCATCAAAAAAGATATATTCGATTTTATCAATAAATTCTTTTGTTTTTTTTGAATTTAATAATGCTGCAAATTGAATCATTAGATCATTAAAATCTATTAAATCTTGTTCTTTTTTACTTTTCTTATAAGCTATAAAAGTTTTATTTATAATTTTTTTATATTTAGCTTTAACATTACAAAGTTGTAACGTTTTATCAAGATTAATAGGATAATCTGTTGATGATTTATCATAAATATTTACTATTTGATTCTTGAGTGAATTAATTTCAGTATCTAATAAATCTTCATTCTCCATTACGCCTAGTAGTTTTTCTTTTAGTAAAGCATGAGCTTCTGATTCATCTAAAACTATATAATTAATTTTATTATATTGTTGTAATAAACGATAACCTAAACCATGTAAAGTTCCAACATAATGAGGTAATTTATTAGGTATAACATTATTTATTCTATCATTCATTTCTTGACCTGCTTTTTTTGTAAATGTTATCAATATAATATTATCTTGATTAATATTATTTTTTATAACTAAATGGATATACCGAGAAATTAATGTATGGGTTTTACCAGAACCAGGACAAGCTACTACTAATATATTTTTCTCTGTTGATTCAACTATTGTTTTTTGTTGTGGACTTAGGACTAAGGTATCTAAAATTTCCATATCAGTAAAACTAACAATGTCCTTTTCTATATCCATTAATTGATTTTCGATTTCAAATATAATTTTTTTATATTTAATCAATTCCGTTTTTAATTGTTTCTTTTGATGAATTAATTCTTCCATTATATTAATATCTAACTGTTCTGTTTAGACATTAATATGTAAATGGGATTCTAATATATTGTCTTGGTATTATGAAATAATAGTAGATTAAAATATATTATATAAATTAGTTTCTGTTTCTGCGATTAATTCTTTAATTTTTATATTATCATCGATACTTGTATCTGTAATTATTTTTAACGGATCATTAATTATATATTCTAATATAACTAATAATAATTTATCATATCTATCTATAAAAGTCTTCATATTAGTTGTTGTTTTAATATAATGAAATTGTGAACCAGTTATATAATAGTAAAAATTAATAAACATATTACCATATTCATTTTTTAAACAAAATATACTATTATAATTTTTATCCCTTACAAGTGTTTTAGCCTGTTTCAGAGTTAATTTGAAATTTATATTTTTGGTAAGATTTAAATTTAATTTTAAAGCTAATTCATTAAATAACATATATTTTTTTTCAATATTTGCTAACATTTTTTTAGATATAGAGTCATTACAAATTTCTGTATAAAAGTTAATATTATTTATCATAAATTGTATTATATTGTTACCATTCATTTCTCCCGGACATTGAAAATCTAAAAGATAACCTATTTTTTCATTATTACTAATATCATTATATGTTAGTATATTAATTATATTTTTATTATATACAAATACGTTAATTGTTCTGCTATTTGTATATAAAAACCCTACTATGTTCTTACTTAGTTTTTGTAATGTAGAAATAAAAATATAATTAACAGATTCTAATAAAATACATTTTCTTATACCGCAATATACTAGACAAAAATTAAAAATTTCACTCAAGTATTTATTATTTTTTGTGTCATATTTGTTCATAAGGATAGAATATACTTGTTCAACATTTTTGTGTTTATTCTTATTTATTAACCAGTTTAAAGTTAAATGTTTTTTCCTATAATTGTCCATTATTAGAAAAGTTGATAATTTTTTATATTATTATACTAATTTACTTTTATAATATAATGGCAAAATTATTAAAAATACTTACAAATAGAGGTACAGGAGCTGGTGGAGCTAATACAAATAAAAGTGGACTACATTTTGAAAAAATTACATCACTAGATTCGGAATATGATAAATTAAAAATAGTACCTGATAATAACAAATCTTTACAAACAGTATTTTTTAAAGATTATAATGTAACACCGTTTTTACGGCCATCAAAAACATATTTTCGTAAATTTATGGAGACATCGAATAAGTGTAATAAAGATATACCTTTAGCCGAAGGAGCCAAACAACCAGATGAAGTATATATATTTGAGACACAAACTAATAAATCACAAAAATATATATTTTGGATAGAAAAAAAGAATCAAAAATGTAACGGATCGGTTTGTGAAAAAATACAAACAGGTGCCAGTAAACGTAAAAATTTACAATTAAGATATCCAAAATACAAAGTATATTACATTTATGTTTTATCTTCCTATTTTAAAAAACATAAATGGGAAATAAGTGAATGCAAAGAAAATAATATTCCTATTTTTTGGGGGGATGAAAAAGATTATAAACAAAACATAATTAAATTTATGCATGATGAATTAAAAGAATAAGTTAATTATAAATTAATATTTCATAATCAGTATCTTTTGGATTTTTTGAATTAATTCTTCTTTTACATAATATTTTATCTTGTGTAAATTGATTATATTTATTTACAGTGAAATCGCACCAAGAATTTGAATGTAAAAACTTGAATCCTTTGTTATGTAAGTTATGACACACATTTACTAAATCATCATGTTTAGTCTCAAATCCATCTTTCTGATACGTAGTAAATGATTCTTTTTTAAGAGGATAATATGGCGGGTCCAAATAGACAAAATCATCTGATTGTAAATCTTTATCTAGAAAATCTGTAAAATCATTATCAGTAAATTCTATTTTATATTTATTAAACATATCATGTAATACAGTCAAGTTATCTGCATGTAAAATAGTTGGATTTTCATAATTACCAAACGGAACATTAAAACCATTAGGGCCAATTCGATATACACCACGAAAACATGTTCTATTAAGAAATATTAATAAAGCAGATTTTAATTTGGATACTTTTGTCGTATTAAATTCTCTTCTATAATGATAATACAAATAAACTTTACCTTTTGCCATATTTTTTTTAATATCTTTATCAAGTTCAATCTTATGCCGAGATTCATATTTAATATCTGGAGAATCATTATACATTTTTTCAAGTTTAGTTAACTTTTTAATTAAATAGGGTAAATTAGTCTTGACTAGGTTATAAAGATTAATTAAATCTGAATTTTTATCATTTATAAATATTTTTCCTTTGACTTTAATTTGACCTGTTTCTAATCTATGTATTAATTCAATCATAACAGACCCACCACCAACAAAAGGTTCATAATAATCGTTAATTTCGTCTGGAAATTTTTCAAATAATTTTTCCAAAATTTGTGTTTTTCCTCCAACCCATTTTAAACAAGGTTTCATGTATTATTAATTAAAACATTATATATTTATATTATTTTAATTAATCAATTTTTATATATTACTTGTACATAAAAGGGTATCGGTTTATTTTCTCAAAAAATAAATTACTAATATTGCTATAATAGTAAATATAACATCAGCAATAAGAGCAGTTCTTAAATTAATAATTTTTTTACCTTCAGGACCTTGTTGACCAATAGCACCGGTATCCCCAGTTTCACCTTTAAGACCTTGTTGTCCAGTAGCACCAGTTGCACCTTTATTACCTTTAAGACATTGTTGTCCAGTAGCACCAGTATTCCCAGTTTCACCTTTAAGACCTTGTTGTCCAGTAGCACCGGTATCCCCAGTTTCACCTTTAAGACCTTGTTGGCCAATAGCACCGGTATCACCAGTGTCACCTTTAGGACCTTGTTTTCCAGTAGCACCTATTGGACCTGCCTGACCAATATTGTTCTTGTCGTCATCAAGTTCACCTGAATATAAATGCCATGTTTCAGCACTCTTAATATATATATAGATACTGTCATCAGTTGTTCTTTTAATAGCGCTATCATTTCCAGCAAAACTTGCTGGAAATGTACTTAATTTTAATTCTTTATCACCTCCTTTCACAATAACTTTTATTAAAGAAGGATTTGAATAAAAAGCCTCAGAATCTATACTTGTTACACTATTTGGAATTGTAACTTCTTTTAAGTTATTATCCGCAAAAGCTCTTCGCCCTATAGAGATTACACTATTTGGAATCGTAACTTTGGTCAAGTTATTTAGTTCAAAAGTCGATTGGTTTATTTTTATTGTACTATTTGGAATCACTACCTCAGTTAAATTATTATTATAGAAAGCATACCTATCTATACGTGTTACACTATTTGGAATATTAACTGTGGTTAAATTATTATTATAGAAAGCGAGAGAACTTATAGTTATTACACTATCAGGAATTATAACACTGTCTATATTTTGAGAAATAAAAGCCTTTTCCTTTATAATTGTTACAAAACCATTTATATTTATATGAATTTTCCCGTAGCTTCTTGTTATAGTATATTCTTGTAATTCCCACATACTTGTATCTTTGTTTTTTATATATACACTATCGATGGATTTTCTTTCGATAGCTTTATAATAATCCTATTTACCAGTACCATATGGATGAGGAAAAATAAAATAGTCGTCCAAATTTAATGGTTTATCACCACCTTTTATTGTAACTTTAGTTAATGGTGTTTGCGAAAAAGCACCCTTACCTACAAGTGTTACACTACTTGGAATTATAATTTCTGTTAGTTTTGTGTGCCTAAAGGCAAAATTGCCTATCGTTTTTAGATTTTTCCCAAGTCTTACGCTACTTAACAAGGGATTTTTAGCAAAAGCCTCTGTACCTATAGTTTGAACACTGTCTGGAATGTCTACTTCAGTTAAATCATTATGGTCAAATGCGTAGTCCCCTATCTTTGTTACACTCGTTGGAATCTTAATAGTTTTAATTCGTTGTTTATCCCGTTTGCAACAACCAAATCTAAATTCTTGTAACCCAATTTCTGTTACTCCATCATGTATTTCTAACGAATTTATATTATCAGTAGTTATAAATGTATAATCTACATTTGGTCTTAAGTGTTCTATTAGCTTTTGCGGTATGAAAGACTCAATGTGACTATATTTTAGTTTAGCATAAACCATATATATATATAGAAAAACTATACCTAAAACTATAATTGTCAAATTGTTTATCACATAATACCACGATTGTATTATATAAATGTCATAAAAGCAACGCTTTTATTATTAATAAAAACAAGGTTTTTATTAATAAAAATTGATAAACTAATATTAATATTCAAGTGTATGTAATATATAATAACCGCAATCATGGAATCACATAAAAATACTACAGTTGTCAGCAAAGAAGAAAAAGAAAAAGAAGACAAAATTAAACAAGACCTTTCTAATAAAGTAAATAACGAGGCAATTCAAATTGTTAAAAATGAGACAGATATAAATAATGCGCTGGACGCTCTAAATGAACAAATAAATAATGGAAGTCTTCCCCTTTCCTTCCCTATAAATTATTACTATTAGTTAGATGCTTTCGGCATTAAAAAATTTTGTTGAACTTCCAAATCATTTAAATAATTGTTTGACGTATGAAAAGGATTTTGACCCACTTGTCCAACCAGTTCTCTATCATTCAATTTATTATTTGCCTGGTCACGTTTATTACTTGACATTCTAAGTTCACCGATATTTATATCTAAGTCGGTCATAGTTATTGATGCGGATTATACATTTATGACTTTAGAAAAAAAAAATAGTTATGCATTAAATTTATATAATAATTTGAATTCGATTAGTGATATTATTAAATTAAAGGATAATACGAACAAGTATGACTAT